GACACTTGATTGATTGAACTGAATTAGAAGCACCCTGCCCCTTGGATAAATCACCACCAATAATATAATCGAGATTTTGATCTAATCTACCATTTATAAGATTAACCCAAATTTTAAGTTTGCCCTTAATTGCTCTTTTACACGCCACTTTCTTGATGTCTTTTTTCTTCAGGATCATCGGAATACTGTCACTTGGTATTCCTCTTATAAAATCTATATCCCATTGCGTCTTGGGCGGGCGACCAAATATTGCTATGTGTTTCTCGATGTTTGTAATAGTGAAAAATGTCGAACCGGCTTCAAGGTCATCAGCATCGATTTCTCTTGCCATCTCTTGCGGAGATCTAACTTCACTTTCAGCATCATACCACGGTGATCTAATCTTCCATGCGTTTGTCACTGGATCTTGAACTACGTGACGACCCTTGCCTTTGTCTGGATGATCCCACCACATTAACGGGAACACTATAATCGTTCCATCATTCTTCCATTTGCTATACTCAGTACCGGGACCAGCTACAGTTGAATTAACGATACGCATTAGTGCTGCGTCTCGCGTTGCACTACGCATCAGTCGCCCATGTTTGACCTTAGCAAACTCGTCCAATAGAGCGACCAAACGCCTGTCGCCCGATGCTGCATGTTCAGTAGTGGATTCACCGTCAATACAACTGCCATTCAGAATATTGTAAAGGTGCATCTTGGTGCGGTACTTTTGTCCCACACTACAATGTGGCGGTACCATCCATTCTGGTAGCCAGGTATTTATGTAATCATGCTTCTGAAATAACGCCTTCATGTTACCGGCTTGATCCACATATGGCTCAGTCCTCGACAATTCGAGAAGTTGTGAATCAGGTCTGAATAACCATAACCAGTGCATAAAAATAGTGCATATCCATGAGGCACCCATATCACGTGATTTATTAATCAGAATATCTTTAGCATTGGCGAGGTGCCAAATCAAACGCTCAAACAGGACATCTTGAATTTCCCATGAAATAAACGGACAATGCACTTCTTTAGATTCATAACGTTCACCAGTGTCACCGGAGACATCAAACTGATGGAACGTCCACACAAATGTATTTACCCAGAACAAAAGAGATTCTGCACTTGCAACCATCAAGTCATCCCGAAAACCTTTGTCATATTCAGCATCACGCAAAACTTGAGATCGATATTCAATATTCTCTATTTCGTGTTTAGGAACAATCAACCCAGTCTTGGCACACTTCCATGTCTTAGGTACATTTGGAAACGGTGTCGATAACTCTGGTTTGAGTTTTTCGGCTACATCAATCATTATTTACTTGGCAAAGAACTTTTATTCCACCAATAATTAAATGAAAATTGAAAACACAATATATGTATATCAAAAGCAAACAAATCTTCACTTAACTCAGGGGTATTTCTTCTTGTAATCAAATTCCAATGTATTTGCATTCCCAATGTCCAATATGTTCGAGTAAAACCACTTAGAATTTCAAATTCACTATTTTTGAATGTCTTATACAAATACATTATTTAATGCTCAATTTTGTTATCTGATCAAGGCGTTTCTTTCCTTGTGCTGAAACTTTATCAGCCAACGATGCCTTATCACTACTACCTTTGGGATCTGCCGCACCTGCACGACCTTCCATACGATCCCATATCAGATTAATCGCCCACCTTTCAGGTTTATGAACTTCAGGTCTAATACCTGTTTTCACTCCATCCTTATATATGTCCACACTTTCTTCCCAGCCAAGAGCAACCTTCCATATGTATCTTGCAATGGCTTCAGCCTTAGTTACCATCACAGCATCTTCGCCTTTGGCCTTGATTACGGGATCGTCACATATTTCACTGGCAATGTCTTTAATAAACTTCGAGAGCAATTTACCGGCTACTATCTTTTTACCGTGTTCACTTTTTTCCGTGCCTTTTTGCATAAGATTTAATGTCAGTTCCAGTTATAATACCCTTCTGTTGACTTGCATAAAAAACCTGTTCACCTTTCTCGGCACCATATTGTTTTTTCATTGCGGTTTTTATCTTTTTACCTTTTTTAGTTAGCGGCATTTCTTGACTCCATACATCTCTTATATGCTTCTAAAATACTTTCGGCACTCTCGCATAAACCGATGCCAACGCCACCGTTATAAGGATGTCCTACATATATGCCTATTATATCACCTTTAATATTATATAATGGACCACCACTACTACCCGGCCCACCATTAGCATCAACTTGTAACAAATCTTTCCAATTCCATATAGGTTCATCTCTGTCGAGATGAGATATTATTCCTTTAGTCATAGTAAACTTATAAAACTTATGAAAGGGTGCTCCTACAAGATAAACGGTATCTCCAAGATTCTTGGGCAACATTGATATTTTACTTATATAAAGTTCATTAGCATCTACAAACACAAAACCAACATCCTCTTCAGTATCAATGTAAAAATCATCCGATTCTAACACAGTACCATTAGCAAGTTCTATATTAAAAGCATTTGATTGATCTAAAACATGAGCAGCAGTTAAAACAACATTATCATATATGAATACACCAGATCCACCACCACCACCATTAGGATATATCACTACTGATGCGTTTACCATATTCTCATATAGATCAATCTTTCTATTTGAAAAACCCATAAATGCAAAAGACAACAATGAAACTACTATGCACATTATTACTGCATTAAAAACTTTTTCTCTAATCATCATATTTCCTTAATTCGCTGGACTGACTTTCCTCACATAAGCAACTTTACTGCTTGTATCACTCTCATAATATAGCGTGGTACTACCTAATGGCATCTTAAAGATACTTGTCACGTTAGGCGGAAATGCCCATTCAATGTTAGTAGCAGTAGATGTCACTCCGGTTATACTTGCCAGAACAGTCGCTCCTATAGGCGTGATCGCATACATTTGACCAGCCACAAGTGTTTGCGTATAATCTGCACCGGCTGTAGTAAGTGTTAGAGTGATACCTGAAGCCGCCACCGGATCAACCATATGAGGATGACCTGGTGTACGATTACCACTATTATCACTAAGATAAACTTCTTGAGTCATTATTTATCTCCTAATTATTTTCGTTTCAATGCAGCATCAATCCGAGCTTGTTCTATCTGACCTGCCTTAATCTGACACTTCCTATCGATCATCGCACTAAGGATCTTGCGGTTCTTAACTGGATTATAGGCATCCATCGCTTTCTTAATGAATTGTTCGCGAGGCATGTCACGTTGACTTTCGGGGAAACTATCATATAATTGGGCTATCTGGGTTCGGTTCATGATTGATTTTTGCTCGCAAAGTAATTCGGATCTATTTTTATTATAGTTTCACGCAAAACATCAATTATCCTATTATTAATAAGTTTTTTTATTTCATCGTCTGTTTTGCTTTTAATCTCTGATACATCCACTGAAACTGACATACCATCAAGATATAAACTACAAACCATCATCTGACTACGATTTATCATCCAATCATATAAAAAACAATTCGGGGTATTCTTTTTCAAAACCTTAATACATTCGCTCATATTCATAATGTCTTTTCCTTTCTAAACGTGGGGGTTATTCCTGCTCACCTAATCTAAACTTCTTCTTGCACTTTTTATTCTGGCATATAACTGTACTGCCTTCTGTAGCGAAAGTACTGAAATATGTATCGATGACATGGCAGTATGGACATGTTGCTTCAATATATTCGATGTCATTCCATTCGTGGCAGATTCTAAGTGTCATTATTTCCTCATGCACCTCTCTCTATCAGTTTCTTGTTCTTCATCCAGGATCTCCGAGGGATCCCAACCAAATTTAGTACCCCATTCCTCATGACCAAGACTACGAGTATCAGCCTCAATATCGATAATCGGGAGATCATCCAGATCCATCGTTTGTAATGTTTGTTTGACGTGCTTGCGTACTGCTCGGTGAGCCTTATCCTTGTTGATCTGGTTCGATATAGTGTGCATTGGGTATCTCTTGCTGCGGCTCATGTCTACTCCGGGGTAAGCATAACCCAGAGCCATGACCCGCGTGATTAACGCTCGTAAAGGAACCCTGGGCTGCTTACCGGTATTAGGTATTCCGCAATTTCCCTCTCCGGATGCGGTCAACGGTCGTGATTCTAAGGCAGTTGGCCCATGAGGGTGAGTTTCCCACCTCAAAACAGGGTTTTTCCATAAAACACCCGCTTCTACTATACCGGCAAGATTAGCCTTAATTATCGGTTATTCGGAAAAAAATATTATATTTTTATTATATTCTTCTTGAAAGGAGTCCCTTTAGTGTTAAGTGATTATCTAACATGGGGAATAGATGTCGGTTTTGAGTGAGAAGGGACGTTCGGGACTCCAAACACCCGATAACAAGGGTGGCTACGGGGGGTCTTAGTCTCAGACGCCCTGTACTGTCCGATAAAAGAATTTTACTTGATTAACCAGATTTTACTTGCACTATCTGCCTTTATATGCTATACTTTACTTATGAACAAACTATTCAACAACATCACGACTAGCGAAATGCTATTACTCGTAGTACTGGCATACGTCTGTCTCTGTTAGGAGATTGATTATGAGGATTGACATCAAACAATCAGGTAACGTGTTTTTACATTACCAAGTGAAAATCACAGAACAACTTAAAACATCAGACAAATTTCATACAGTTGGTAGAGTAACCACATCGCCAGAATTTCTATCAGAACGAGTAGCTCGCGAATGGCTTATCAAATATCTTAATCGCCAATAACCAGACCAGCAACCAGCCGGGTGCAAGGCCCGGCATTGGTTTTATGAAACAGTACAAAAAAGACAGACTACGCAAATTAGTATTGTGGAGACACATTACGCAATCAGAAGCTAACCAGTTGTGGCGTGAGTATCTCCGGTTATTTAAACGAGTTAATCAGAAAGGATAGGAAATGACAGTAAAAGAATTAAAAAAGCTTTTGGATAACGCCGATGTCAAAGACTATGACAAAGTAGAAGTTATCACAAAGCTTAAAAAGAACGCTGGTGAATATTCAGTAGAATATGTACCGATTAAAGGTGTTGAAAAAGTTATGGTCGGCGTTGGTGTTTACGTTCTCGGCATAAGAATACACTTCTAACCACTACCACATACCATTTCACCAAGAGCCGGATGATTATCAGGGAAGATATTATCCGGCTTTCATTTTTGTTTGTTGGGTGGCGGGAATATTTTTCTAAGAATCAGTAATCCCTCATATCACAGTTATCGGACAATGTCTACCCACGTCTACCCATAGTCCATCCACAATAAAGTGATAAATACTTATGACATAAGCACTTATATAAATCCGTCTATGCAGTCCAGTCTACGCCCTATATGTACTCCTATATAAAATACATCTTCTTTACTTCCCTCTCTCTATCCTCTTTTCTGTATTTTATCTTAATATAGTTTATAGAAGTGCATAGACCATAAAAGCAATAAATAACTATAACACACGTCCCTATAACAATTT